TGGCTTGAAAGCGAAAGATAGGCTCATTGAATTATGCGGAGATAAATTACAATTATTATCATTAGGGAGCGGTAAATATGGACGGATTTTGGGAATCCCTCACACAGAAGAGGGACAAGATATTTGCGAACTTCTCAAAAAAGAAGGACACGCAGTTGAATACTGGGGTGGAACAAAAAAAGCAAGGGTCCGTGAAGACGGAACTTGGGGAGAATAAGATGAAAATTTCAAAAGAGGGAATTGCTCTTATCAAAAAATTTGAAGGTTGTGAATTAGAAGCCTATCAAGACTCTGTTGGAGTTTGGACAATAGGATACGGACACACGAAGGATGTTGAGCAAGGATTAAAAATTACACAAGAAGAAGCAGAAGCGATGCTAGAAACAGAACTGCTTGAATATGAAGGTTATGTAGAAGCACTTGTAGATATTGGTTTATCACAAAATCAGTTTGATGCTTTAGTTTGTTGGACTTACAATCTTGGTCCTACAAATCTAAAAAATTCAACAATGCTGACTGTTTTGAATCAAGCAAGAATTGAAGATGTTCCATATGAAATGAAAAGATGGAACAAAGCAGGCGGTGAAGTCTTGCAGGGTCTTGTACGAAGACGAGAAGCAGAGGCTTTATTATTTGAAGGCAAGGAGTGGTATCATGTTTAGTGGCACTATCTAAGACACAGAATAGAAGATTAGGAGCATTGCTTTCAGTTATGTTCG